ACGCGCTAGAAAGCTCATAGAGCAATACCAAAACGGTTATATGACTTCCAGTGATGCTGCATAAGTGCTAAAATAGAATTGCTATATTTTATGACACAAAAAAGCCACTCCGAAAGGTGCGGCTTTTCGCTTCACAAGAAGAATGGGCTTAAGAATGTGGAAGCGGAAATCGTCAAGGTTTGTCCCATGTCGTAGTATCTATCGCCCTGTTGAGAAATCGCCGTAATGTTAGGAATGATACGAACCCGAACCTTACTAGGAGCTGAGCGGTAAATCCAACCTATAAGAGTTGTATCGGAATCCTCACCGCTGTATTGGTAATGGACTTTAGCCGGCAGATAAAAGGTGCTAATTGACGGGTAGCATAAACCAGTGCGGCTAGACTTAACACATAAACGCATACTAGCAGCAGCAGAACCTATGTTGTATTCGGTATCTACCAAGTAGAAAGGCCCTGATGCAGGCAGAGTGTAAGTATCTGGCACTACAACCGTGAAACTGCCAACCGCGTCATTCGTGGTGGTAGCATAATCTGAACTGTATTTTAACCTAGATGGATGTATCATGTCCGTAAATCCTATAATAATACTTACTAATTGCCGATCCAGGACTTCTAGCCGGAAAGGTGATGTTATTTTCGTCTATTGTGATACTTGGCGGGTAATACTGCAAAGCGTCCATGTTAGCTGTCGTAATCTGCTCCCAACGGTTCGCAAGCTCTGGTTGCCATGAACCGTCATTCATTTGCCATATTTCACAGAACGGCACATAACCTAGCCCATGTTTTATGCTCTGAGACGCTCCAGAAGCCGTTATAAGCCCTTCGTTTATCAAAGATGGGTAATTATAGTCTGTGTTCAAAATAAACGCGTTATACGCGCTTGTAGGCGCAACTGGCACATTCCAAGTGTCGCTCTCATTAAAGAAACCCCAAACCTGAACTCTGACTGGCGTATTGGAAGGCGAAACCGAAGTATCTTCAAGCCAACCGTTTATGTAAATGTTAGTGTCATCTGATTCGACATTAAACCGCCTTAAGATATACTGTCCAGACTCTGATATTTCCTCAAAACCGCTCGGATAAGTAGTTTGGAAGTCGTCGTTTGAGGCTACACCACAGCAAAATGGAACGGCCCCTAGACTATGGGGTATTGTTGTAGAAAATACACCACCACTAGGAGTTAGGGTTAACTCTTTAAGAAAGACAATCTTATCTACTGGGTAGTCGGTATTAAACTTGAAATTGCGAACATCAGTCATTACTTCTCCAATTCATTTACGACATCAACACCGTTCTTAGAGACGGAAATATTAGGTTGTCCGTTCTTTTTGATGCCAATGAAGATGCGCCGTTTGTTATTGGAATCCGAAATCACGATACCATAATTGCCGGTAGAGAGCTTGCCCCATTGCAGAGCAGTTCCGCCGGATTGGCTGATATTCTTGGTTTGGTTCTCGGCAGCAATATCACGAAAGTTCTCGTTAATTTGCTTTAATGCGTCCTCTAGTTTGGCTTTGCTAGAGATTGGGATATAGTTTAATGCCATATTTACCTCCTAACGTAATCTTTGAGTTTGAATTGACATCGTAACGGCTTTTAGGTTTACCGGCTCAAAGGCGGCATGGTGCTGATACCTGAATTGGATGCGGCGGAATTGTCCATAGACGGTTGGAATGGTGCTTTGAATTGTCGGCACTATATTTACACCATAATTGCCGATATAATCCCAGATGTAATTACTTTCAGATACAACCTCGTCGCGTTTCAAGTCTATTGAGAAGGCATATCTTACTTCTTCTGAGAAATCCGTTGCATAACCGCAAGCGATGGAATAATCACCTTCAACTGTGGAAAACTCTGGACGCCATTTGGAAACTCTATGTAATTGGCTTGGAGTGCCAAAGTGCAAGTAGGCGGTTTGCAAATCAAAGGCAATAGGCGCACCAGCGTCCGCGTAGGCGTTGTCTTTATCTTCATAGGTATAAACTATGCCAAAGTGGTTAGAACCGCATAGGAAGCGGTTTGAGGGGCAATTACGGGCTATTATTGCAGAGACTGGTAAGCCGGTATCAAAGCTCTCCCAAAGTTTAAGGTTGATATTGTAAACCAGAACCGAATCATTCTTGCCATTGCCTTGGCTTGAATAGAACACGTAAAGGTGATTGCCGTGCATTTCAAGGCGGATGCTCTCTTTACCGGAAATGGCATCATAGGTGTTTTGAATAGTGTTTTGCGTTAGGCTTGCCTCGGATGAGCCATCGAACACGTAGATTCCGTCGTCTGATGCGAAGTAAGCATAGTTTAAGTTGCATACAACTGACTCCTGACTAAATGTGCCATGCTGAGCGGGGCTTGTCTCTTGGCTCCAAACATCGGCAGTTTGCGAATACATATAGTATTTATTCTTGCGAGTGAGCATGTAAACCACTCCACCGAGATTGAACATAGCGGTTAGCGGGTCGCCCGTCTTGATGGCTGGAAATGGTTGACGAAAATCTCTATCAAACGCATCGTAGCTGTTGATTGGCATAGCGGTATTGTTGACGCTGGTTAGGATGACATTATTCCCAGAAATAGTGGCAGTTTCGCCATAATTGCCGCTCTTGTCTATGATTAAGTCGCCAACTGCTAAACTGCTCACAGGGTGGCTTTCGTCTATGGCTTCCAAGGTTGAAATCGCAATAGTGGTGGTGGTAGTTTCGCCAACTACGTATTTGTTGATGGTAGCTGATGTTAGGAAAACAGCTTCTTTTGCGTATTCGTAGCTAAAAGGATAAGTCCAAATCGCTTGCGTATCAGTCTCGGCATCGAAATACATGATATTATCTTCAGTCCCCTGCATGATATTTGATGCCTTGATGTTCAAATCAACTTCAGTCTCTAAATCAAGGGTTAGAATAGCATCATCGCTCCAAGGTGTCGGAGTTGATGCTGGATTAACTATCCTTGGGCCTTCTTGCCCATCAACATAACGAATCATGTTCTGGTTTTGTGAAAAGCGAACTTTCTCAACATTAGCTGGTAATTGACGGATTAAAGTTATATTGCCTAATGCGTCCATGCGGTAAAGGGTGGAAACTCCTGCGTCGGTTTTGAATACGAATAGCAAAGTCTTGGTGCCATTTATGTTAGCCTCGAACATTGAAATAACCTCACCAGACGTTCCAGAATTGATTTTAAGCATCATTTCGCCCGAGACGGTAGCAATATCATATTTCTGCTTAGAGCCGCGTTGTGAGCCAACTACGAGCGTTAGAGGACCACTTGGCGCGTCCTTGAATATAAACTCGTGGCTAGTAGGCGTTGTCGTAATGTCATTAGTACAACTGGTGGCTACAATTTCGCCATCTTCGTCTAGCAATGAAAGCTGGAACACTCCATAATCTGTAGCATTCTTAGCAGCAACGGTGAGTTCAACCGAGTAGATTTTATCAGTACCAGTAAAGTCATATTCAACCGTAGCAGCATCAGCCATAACGTAGGACGTGGAGTAGTTATTGACAACCGCAGCCTTGCCGATGGGTTCATTTAGGGGCTTGATACCGTTTCTAGTGGCATATTCGCCAATCCTGTCAAAGCGGGCATTCTGGGCGATGTAAATCTCGTCATAATCCATCGTATCATTTGGCTTATAGGTAAAGATGCCGGCAGCATAATTGGTAGTGGTAGGATTAGATTTCTTGGTGGACAATTTGCTGCTGCTCGGAATAGCCATTGCTTTGGAAAATCTAGTAATCGTCATCCTAGAACCCTCCCATGTGGAATGGAAGTGTGGAAGTGTTATCAGCGGAAAGGTTGCCTCCACCATAGCGCAGTTTCATGTTGGTTAAGAGCATGTCTGCTTTATTCTCATAGATTTGAGCATAGTCGAAGTTATCCCTGCGTTGCTCGGCTCGGGCTAGTGCGAGTAATAAGAGAGCCTCGACGTATTGTGGCGGAATAGCCGTGCAGTCGTCATCCTCAAGCATAGGACGTGGATTTGCGATATATAGGTGAGTTATCTTGTAATGCTCTCTCTCGGTATCTTTAGCATCGATTTGGAAAAAGAGAGTATTGGCAAAGCTAGTCCAGACATCGTGCAAAGCTCCGGTGCGGTTAAAGTAATCATCCGGTGCGATATAACGCAGAGTAAACCGCTCACCGTCTTTTCGTTTGGCATAAAGTGCGATCGTGCCACCATAGCCTAGTGGTAAAGAAACCTCGCCAGCTTGGATGTCTGTGTATTCATCAATCCGTTGCATGAATGGGTATTTATCTTCACCGAGTATTTCGTTTTGGGCTTGATTTAAGAATGTTTTAAGGCTTTCCTCGCTGTAATCTTCATCTTGGAGCCTGTCTTTTAAGATTGAGACGAGTTTCTTGAGAGTGTATTCCATGTGAATCTCGCACATCGCCATTTGGTTCAATTATAGCATAGACGGCAGGTTGATTTTATTTGGCTTTCACGTATAATAGAAAGTAGCTAAGCTCGTATAACACTTTAAGAGCTTAGGAAGGTAATACAATTAAAAATACTGGAGACTATTGCGAATAACGCGAGTGTTTGCTATAATAAAAGCAGTGTTATACGAGCTAACCTCCAGAAATGGAGGTTCTCTTTATGGAGAAAAATAAACATAAAAAACTTAAAACCACACTATCAGTACTAGACGCAAAAATATACAGTTTAGGCTCGCATGTATCGTGGGAAGAAGTCGAAATAATTAGAGCGGTAAAAAATAAAACTATTATAAAAAAAGCACTTTTTGAAACGCAAGACAAAGAACATGCTCAAGATTACAAACATTATTCTGTGGAACTGAAATGCGATCAATGTGGTGTTTTTTTCGTCAAAACCGGATTAAACGCCACTAATGCTGCGGGCATAGTTATGCCAGTAAACAAAAAAGTTTTATTGTGTGAGACGTGTAAGCAAAAAAAGGCAGATGAACAAGAAGAAGAGAGAAAAAAGGCTTTAGTATCGGCAGAAGAGCATCGCAAGAAAGAGTTAGAAACACTTTTATCACCGGATTATTCGTTTAGCAAAGACACTAAATACTATAAAAAATGGTGCAAGTTAGTGGAAGCAATGCCGTATTTTTATATGGATAAAGAAGTAGAATCGATTGCAAACACGCTAAAAAGTCTAGAATATAGTAATTTTCTAAAAACTCCATACTGGGACGCAATATCTTCGAAAAAAAGAGCTTCAGCCAAATTTAGGTGTGAGCTATGCGGAAGTGGCGGGATTACTAATATACACCATAAGACGTACAAGCATCATGGGTACGAATACTACTACATGGAGGATTTGATATGCCTATGCAAAGAATGCCACGAAAAATTCCACGATAAGATAGGAGAGAATTATGTCTCATAAGCTAGACAAACTAAAAACGTACTCTACAATTCCGAACTCTTGGATGAAGGACAAAAGGCTTAACTTAAGAACAAGAGGGCTGTTATGCACGATCCAAAGTCTTCCAGATAACTGGGAATTCACAGTAAGAGGGTTAAAGAGTATCCTCAATGAAGAGTCCGAATATAGCATAAACAGATGCATCAAAGAAGCTGTTCGGTTTGGGTATTTGAGTTGGGAACAAAAAAGAGACGCGGAAGGTAATTTTAGTGTAAATATCGTTCGGGTTTTAGATGGCTATACTCTGATTGAAGACGACAAAGACTCAAAATTTACCGATACGCGAAATTCGCGTAACGGTGATTTTCAATACAATATAATAAACAATAATAATAAAAGAAACAATAGTAATGTCGCAACTAAAGTTGACGACGCTTCCGTTCAATTAGCAACTAGACTTTATAAATGGATATTACATAACAAACCTAATAGGAAAATATCTTCTAATTGGAAAGAAACTTGGAGTAAAGATATTAGCCTATTAAACAGAATAGACGGTAGAGATTACAAATCCATAGCAAAGATAATAGACTTTAGCCAGCAACATGAGTTCTGGAAAGTAAACATATTATCAGGCGCTAAACTTAGAAAGCAATTCGACAGATTAGAGGATGAATACTCAAGAACCAAAAAGAGTAAGAACGGAGTGCTTCCGCTCGGATCGGGATGGCAAATAACCCTCGAGAATGGAGTTTATACGCCACATCACAGCGATTATAAGGGTGCTTACAAACTACCGGAAGCGAATGAATGGATTATGCACGATGGCTCATTCAAAAATAAAAGGAAAATCAGGATTAAAATCGGCGAAGATGGACAGCCAATAGGAGTTGAAGATGTTTGAAAAAGGTTGGAACATCAAGCGAGACATAGAGTTTATTAGAGACGACATAAAGTTTGAGGAAAAATGCATCGGCATTTATAGAAAAGAATTAGCAGCACACAGGGTTGATTGTAATAAAGAAAACTGCCAGAGATGCAAAGCGCTTGCAAAAATCATAGAGAATGCGGAAAATAGAAAAGAAGAATGCGAGCAAGAACTTAAAAAACAATTATTAGGTTAAAAGGAGCAAATAATGGAAACCAATAAACAAAGCAAAACAAAACGTTCAAGCGTCCAAAGGATGTTCGATAATATCATGGACATGCCGGTTAAAGAACGCAACGAACTCTTGATGAAAATGGAAGGTATCGCGATAGACGAACGCCTAAGCAAGAAGAATAAATCAAAATGCCGGCATTTAGACGACTACGATAAAGAGATTGATACGCATGTCGCTCAGTTCGGGAAACTCGTAGGATTATCCAGCGGAATTGAAGTCGTCGATGATATGACAATGGGATTGGCTCCGGGCGAATTAACGATAGTAGCAGGCCCGACAAGTGCCTTTAAGACTGGTTTATGCCTAAACATGGCGGCTAACATAGCACAACAAGGCAGAGGGGTAGGCTTTATCACACTAGAAATGACGAAACCAGAGATTGGGGCAAGACTTAGAAAAATCATGGATGATAGCTCATACACTCAATTTATCATGGTAAACGAAGCAGATGAAATGGGCCCAGAAGATGTAGAACCGTTTGTCCAGTCAGCTATAGACATGGCGGGGATTGACATACTATTTGTGGATCATCTGCACTATTTCGCTAGAAACCTAGAAAACCAAGCGACAGAGCTTGGCATGATTACGCAAGAGTTCAAAAAGATAGCTATACGTTATAACATCCCAGTAGTTTTGATTTCGCATACTAGGAAAACTGATAATGATGGCAAAGAACGTGAAGCTACGATGAATGACTTGCGCGGATCAAGCTTTATCGCACAGGATGCCGACATAGTCTTGATGGTAAACAAAGTTAGGGGGGAAGGTGGCACATTTATGAGCGACAGAACGGCGATTACGCTGAACAAGAACCGCAACCGATACGGAGTGCCAATCATGACTTCGTGGCATATGCGCCGAAATGGATTGAGAATAGATGGGCGCCTCAATAGCGACGAGAAAAGTGTTTGGGATTTGAATAAGAGATGACGGACGGAAATCCCTACATAGAATGGAATAAAGAGCATGCTTTTGATGCGAGAAAAGCCGAAAAAAAGAGCCGGAAAGCCAAATATTGGAAACCTAAAAAACAAAGGCAGGAATGGTGGCGTAATCTGACACCAGAGCAGCAAGAACAATACATACAGAAAAGGCGCGCCGAGAGAGCCGGAAAAGCTCCAAAAATCTAAAAGAAATTGCCAAAGACCCATTGCATTTTCTAAATAGTTAATGTATAATTAAATTAGCGAATAAAAGTGAACAGACTGAATCCGAGCAAATTCAAAATCTGGTAAATAACAAGCACAATGAAGGGCGTTGTGGCAGCAAGAGGGCGGCTGTATAAACGCCATTGTTCTTAACAATTAGAGCTGAATTGGAGTATTAAATTGTTGAAATGAAAACGGTTTTTTCATGTATGTAAATAACTCTTTTAGCAATACCTAAAATAAGATACCTTGACTTCCACTTAAGATGTTAAAATGTGATCTGTTTACTTTAATAATATGTTTCTAACTAACAACGTCTTTCATTGTGCCGGTTATGGCACATAATAATCCCTTCGCTGTGGAGGTGTAAAAACTCCCACCACGAGATAACTACCACGAAAGGAGCAAATATGGTGGTAAAGATAAAATACAAGACTAACAAATACGACTATGTCATGACGACATTAGACAATGGCGCAGTCGTAAACCTAGGGGGGGCGGACGTATCCGTTTTAACAATATGAAGACACTAAAGACAATCGCAAAGATAATCCTAGCAGTAGCATTCATCCTAGCACTAGGATTTGTCGGCAATAACGACTTTGACGAATACGTAGAAACTAATTCAGTACCGCAACACTATTCAATATCAAAATACGCGCTTAAAAGCCGCTAGGAGCGAGTTTATGGACGAAAACGATAAATCATACTACTCAGCACAAACAGACGCCTTAAAACGGCAATACGACGCATTTAAGCAGGGTTTTGAAATGGGGGTTAAGTTAGGAAAGGAAATATTATGATAGAAACTACTAAAACCGAGCCAAAAGTTAGCAAATTGGCACAATTACAAAGCGAGCTAAAAGCTCCGAAGAACCAACGCAATAACTTTGGCAATTACAACTACCGCTCATGCGAGGATATTTTAGAAGCGGTAAAACCACTACTAGTAAAGTTTGGAGCAACTTTGGTTATAACTGATGACATCCAGATGGTAGGCGACAGATACTATGTAAAGGCTACGGCCTCCATAGAATTTGGCGATGATGAAGCCTATTCAGCGACAGCTTTCGCAAGAGAGCCGGAAGTCAAACGCGGAATGGATGATAGCCAAATCACCGGCACAGCCTCATCCTATGCGAGGAAATACTGCCTAAATGGGCTATTCTGCATTGACGACACTAAAGATGCCGATACCGATGAACATGCAAAAATCACCAAGAAGGCCGAGAAGAAAGAATCCAGTAAGCCAGTTTACAACATAGACTTCAAAGAGGTTCGCGAACGCATTAAAGAGATTAAAACCGTCTCGGAACTTAACCTTTACTGGACAATGTTAAGCCCAAGTGATAAACAAGCCGAGATATTGAAGCCGGACTTCGCAAAACGCAAAGCCGAGTTAGGAGAGCAACAATGATAGACGATAGAAATATCTCAAGGGATGTGATGGATGCGATCGCCAGCCTCACCCTGCTTAAATTCGTATTCGAGCGCGATGGATTCGTTTCGCCAAAGTATTTAGACGAGAAGTTATCTAACGCCGAGTATGCACTAAAGAACTTAAGAGCCTTATTGGAGGGAGAAGAATAATGGAAACCGAGAGAGCTGAAACTATTGAAGAAATGCAGAGAGAATTAGACGAGGAGCTAATTCAAGAGCAGGAATACCAACGTTCTGAACGTTATCAGGACAGAAGGGCAGGATACTAAAATGGTAGGAACTCGCGCTGGGAGCTTAAAAGCCAAACAAACTATGCTCGCGAAATACGGCGAAGAAGGTTATAGGGAATTTTACAGACGAGTTGGAAGTCTCGGCGGTTCTGTGAAGAATCCAAATCGTGGTTTCGCATGTAAAGAAAAGGATGCAAACGGACTTACCGGCAGAGACAGGGCTAGGTTAGCTGGTGCTCTTGGCGGTTTAAACAGCACTCGTGGAGCGCAATTAAGAGACGCTGCCGGCAAAGCCATTAGAAAGACTGATGGCAAACCATGGGGAAGCCCGAGAGGAGATGAAAAATGAGAGTTAAGAACAAACAGACGGGGGAAATTGGCAACATAACAGTAATCGGTGATGAATATGTCGTTGAGCGTAATAATGGATTGCCGGCTAGATATGAGACGCTTGAGGATTTATGCAATAAGTGGGGGGACTATAAAGAACCTGAAGAATACTGGTTGATAGACGACTTAAACCTCGAACCACTCAAAGTAGAACGTAGAATGTTTACCAAATCAGAAATTTATCATGAACTTATAGAAAAAAGAATAGAAAAAGGCAACTGCTTCGAAACTAAAGAAGAAGCAGAACTTGCCGTAAAAAAATTGCAGGCATGGAAACGGCTAAAGGACGCTGGGTTTAAGTTCCATAGTTGGATTATGCCAGATAACAATGTTGGGAAAATACTTATTTGGGCTGATGCAATCCCTGGCACACAGGAAGACTTAGATTTACTATTTTCACAGGAGGATGATGGCGAATATGACTAAAGATATTTTAAGAATATACGATATAGATGGTAAATCCGCCGTTGATGCAAAAGACTTATGCAAGATGCTTAAAAGATTATTAAAAGTATATCGCGAGCATAAACTAGAGCAGGCAGATAAAGAAGCTATGGAAGATGATGGCGACATTAGAGCCTACCGAGACATAGCTAGAACGCTTGCGGATGGAGCTGAGGATTTTACCGAAACCATAATCAAGACTTTAGAAAGGCAGCTCAAGGAAATAAAATGATAGACGTCATAAGCTACCATGCAATAGACAGGCTAAAAGAGCGCAGGGGCGGTACACACATTACCAGAATAGAGAATAAAATCAAGAAATGGGGAAAAGATGTACCGGACACCTGCATTGTCAGACGTGATGGCTGGTGCTACGTGATAAAAGACAAAACTTTGCTAACGGTTTACATAGACAAGAAACGTAAACGTGGGCTTAGAGAGAAATACTTTGAAATAGAACAATATAATTAAAAGGAGGCAAAAGACACATGAAAAGAGGTGGGGAATTCCTAGACGGAATACTACTCGGGCTACTAATAGCTGCAATCGTGGTATTATTAAGTGTAGTAGCCGCAATATACTTTGGTTTATAAAGGAGCAAATAGATGACAACTAAAGAATTTAAGATGGACGATAAAACACCATTTCCTCTGGCGTACTTGGATTGGTGCAAATTCAAGGGTTTTAAGACAATAGAAGAAACAGAGAATAAAGAACATTGTAAAGAGTTAAGGGAAAACCGCAAGCTGAAAAGTAAGCTAAAAGAGAAAATAGAAGAGCTGTATAAAGAGATGAAACAAAAGGGAAAAAAATAGATGGCAGACTGCCCAACAGAAGAACAAGAACATATGGCATTCGTGCAATGGTGCCATGCTAGGAACTTTCCAATTCACCATTCAGCCAATGAGGCCGGCGGTTCAAGCCAAGCTATGAAGCTTAGAGCCATGAAAGCAAAACGCATGGGGACTGCAAAAGGCTTTCCGGATTTGCTGGTTTATTTGCCCATTAAAGGCATCACCGGCGAAATAGACGCATATCAACCGCTTGCAATCGAAATGAAGCGTCAGAAAGGCTCTACGACGCAACCAGAGCAAAAAAAATGGGGGGAGATACTGGAAATGTCCGGCACTCCCTTCAAAGTCTGCAAAGGTTGCGAAGAAGCTATTAAATTTGTGCATGAAATGGAAAGGGAAATAGATAATGAAATATAAGCGCGTTATCACACTCTACTCAAACGAGCCAATACCAGATTTCGCGCTTCCAGATATTCCACACAAGATTGAAGATATAGACACAGATAAACAGCTAAATGCCAAGAGCCGGATGTGCAAGCTCCCAAAGACTGGCCCGAAGATACTGATTTATCAGAGAGTAGAATATATCATAGGTGGTATAGAAACGTGGGGTTATAACCTAGCCAAGACATTTAAGAAGAAAGATATTACATTCGTATTCCGGCACGCTGATAGAGAGCAAGTTGAGAGGCTCTCTAAATATGCAAATGTCATCATAGACGACGACAAGCGGGAGTACGAGTGCGATATCTTTATTAGTGCTAATTACGATGGAAATTCACAAATTCTGGACAGAGTTAAAGCCAAGAAATACTACCAGACAATCCACTCGGATTTTAGCTCGTTAAAACAGATTAAGAGCTGGAAAGACTTTAAGCTAGACATAGACAAGAGATACCAGATAATCGCTGCTAGTGAAACTGCTCACAATGGGATAAAGAAACTCGGCTACGATTCTATAATAGCCAAGAACCCACTAGCGAGCATAGACAGAGAACGGCCGCTGATACTGCTTTCAATGACTAGAGCCTCAATCGAGAAGGGTTTAGCACGCATGGCTAAAATGATGGATGAGCTAGATAGGAAGCACATTAAGTACCTTTGGCTACTGGCCTCTACGATTGATATGAACGATCAGCCACGCATCGCCGAGAAGATTAAGAATAACAAGAATGTCGTAATAATTCCACCTAGTGTCCGGAATGAGCAACTCTACTGGTTAGCAGACTATTGTGTGCAATTAAGCGATACAGAGGCCTATTGCTACACGATTAGGAGTGCTTTGCAGCATTATTGCCCAGTTATCGCTACAAGGTTCCCAGAAGCCGAGAAGATAATCAAGGATGGCGACAACGGCTACCTACTAGACTTTGATTTGTCAAACCTAGATGTTGTTAAGATGCAAAGGGAGATGTTAACCCCTTGGGATGAATACTACGAGCCAGTTGACGAGAACTGGGAAAAGATATTAAGTTTATAATAAAAGCCACAGGAGGTAAATATGGCAAAAGAAATCATAGAGGCAGAGACTGCGAAGATAACTTTGCGGGATTTGCTCTGCTCTAATATCAAAGTAAGAGCCGGCGACATCGAGATTGCCAATGGTTGTAATGAGACGCTGCTTTGCCTCACGAGCCTTGACGAATACGTTGCTTCATTAGATAAAATACTAAAGGACGAGCTACTAAACCGCCAAGTAATCCAAGTGGACACAAACTCAATGGCAGAAATGAGAATAATCATAGAGGGGGTAGAAGATGCCGAGTAAGAAGCTAGTTTCGGTATTAATTCCAGTCTATAACCAAGAGAAGCTGATAATCCGGGCCATCAAGAGCATCCCAAAGCAAAAGAACATAGAAATCCTGATTTGTGATGACTGCTCAACCGATGGCACGTTAAGCAACATCCTAGACTATTTGGAGACAACCGAAACCGATGCTAGGATAATCCAAAACATCGAGAATAGAGGGGTAGCCTATACCATGAACCGGCTCTATGACGAAGCCAAAGGCGAGTATGTCGTGGCTCTCGGTTCAGATGACTATTTCACAGATAAGTTCAAAGATGTCTTATCAGAGTTAGATGGCACAGATATGGTGTATTTCAACCTAGAAACCAATGACGGCACGATATTTGATTTGAGTGATGAAACCAAGTTCAATTATTGTGGCTCGACTAAATTCATCCGAAAAGAGTTCTTAGGTGAAGATAGATGCCCAAACATGGAGGTCGCAGAGGACTTGGCATTATATTGTAAGCTAATGAAGAAGAATCCAACGGAAAAGTTTACTCATACTGTGATAAAGCATTACAATTTCCCTAGAGAGGGGAGCTTATCATGGCAATTAAGGGAAGGGATAATAAAGGCAGATTAAGATGGCAAAGAAAGTAGACGCACGAGCTGAAGCCTTTATGGAGTTCTTTCGTAAACAGGGGGTTAAATTCGTTGATGTTGAGACTGGCGAGGAGATAAAGCCAGAGAAAGGTAAAAACAATGGCTTGGATAGTTAAAGATACATCTAAATTAGCGGACTACGGGTTTAAGCTAGAAAATATCTATGATGAAAGAGACGATATAAAAGCTTGGACTAAAGAATTGCCTTGTAGGGTACCATTAGACGAGACGTGGATAGAAGTAATGGAGACTGGTGTTGACGATGATGGTAATCAAGTAGAAGCAGAGCATAAAGTGTGCATTATGAACGCTGTATGCTTAACTCGAGACGATGATTGGGAGTCAGCGTTGCCTGAATTGGTAAAATTGTATAATGATAACATAATAGAGTGGAGGTAAAAATGACAACAAAAGAGACTGAAGAAAATACACCCGGCTCGAAACCTCTAGATAACATAAAGCACGAGGCTTTCGCTATTGAGTATTCGAAACCCGGTACAAAACACTACCTGAAAGCTGGTAGAACCTATGCTTTGGTTTATGGTTATGCTAATTATGATACGGATGGAAGCGAGAGAAATACTTGTGATGCAAACGCTAGCCTCCTCGTAAGAAACCCAAAGATTCACGAGAGGATAATGCATTTCATGTATGCAGCAGGGTGTAATGAAGAAACTGCTGTTGAGGCTATACGAGAGTGCATGGGGCAGAAAGAGGATAGGAACTCAAAGCTCAAAGCTACTGATTTGTTCTATAAGTACATTATGGGCAAGAGTGAGAAGATAGAGCTTTCTGGCGAGATTAAAGTCATCAACATCAACGTAAAAGAATATAAAGAAAAAGATGATTAAAGTTTTAGAACTATTTGCCGGAATTGGTGCTTGTAGTAAAGCACTAGAAAATCTAGGCATAGAACATGAAATCGTGGATGCCGTTGAGATAGATAAATATGCAATAAAGAGTTTTAACGCAATTCACGGCACAAACTTTGAGCCACAAGACATCACAAAATGGGACAAAGATATTGATTGCGATTTGATAATTCACGGTTCACCTTGTCAAGACTTCAGCATCGCTGGCTTGCAAGCAGGTGGTGATGCTGGAACTGGCACACGCTCAAGCCTTATGTATGAGAGCCTACGCATTATAGAGAAACTTAAACCGAAATATGTAATTTGGGAGAATGTGAAGAACCTGCTATCAAAGAAACACCGACACAACTTTGACGCATACCAAGAAGCAATGGAACAACTAGGCTATAAGAATTACTACCAAGTGCTAAACGCAAAGAATTATGGAGTGCCACAGAACCGAGAGCGAGTATTTACGGTAAGTATTTTGGGGGGTGGCGACTTTACATTCCCAGAACCAATGCCACTAGAGAAGAAACTCAAGGACGTGCTAGAACCAGTTATGGATGAGAAGTACTACTTGAATGTCCCAGTAATAGTTAGAAATCAAGGCAGAGAGATAGTAAGAGAAACAGATACTGCTTGCACTCTAATGGCTAGAGACTATAAAGGTTCCGGCAACCAAGAACAGACTGGAGTTGCAGATCCATTCATCGTAGCATCTCGTGGAAGAGGCGAAAATAACGAACAGCACATAGAGCCAAGATACGATGGCACGAGCAATACGATAACTAGCGTGCAAAAAGACAACTATGTAGCGATAAAGACTGCTAATAGTAAAGGATATGACTTAGCGACAGATGGGGATGGCATAGGTTTAGCTTACCCAGATAGTAAAACAAGACGTGGCAGAGTTGGGCATGGAGTTGCAAAGACTTTGCCAACATCTGATAGTCAAGGAGTTATGGACGGCATCCGTATCAGAAAACTAACACCAACCGAGTGCTGGAAACTCATGGGGTTCACTAAAGAAGATTGCGAAAAGGCAAGCAAGGCTGGAATATCAAACTCGCAACTCTATAAACAAGCCGGGAACTCAATAGTCGTAGATGTTTTAATGGCGATATTGCAGGAGTTATTAGATGGAATTGAACATTGACATCCCGGCACCATTTAGAGAACTGGCTCAACCGAGCAAGGCTTGGCGTTATTATGGGTTCAAAGGTGGACGTTCGAGTGGTAAAAGCACCACAGTAGCATTGTTGCTATTAGTGAAAGCTACCGCTCAGCCGCTAAGAATATTGGCAGCACGTGAATATCAGAACTCAATAGCAGATTCTGTTCATAGACTTATGGCAGACTTAATCGCTAAATATAAACTACCGAATTGGGAAGTCGGCAGGGAATATATTAGAAATAAAAACGGTTCAGAGATATTTTTCAAAGGGCTAAAACAAAACGCACAATCCATCCGTTCGCTAGAATCAATCGACATATGCTACGTAGAGGAAGCAGCATCTATGTCTGCTGAATCGTTGGAAATATTATTGCCTACCATCCGTAAAGAGGGTTCGTTTCTAGTTTTCGTGTGGAACCCACTAACAGAGCAGGATGCAGTTTGGGAAAGAATATTCAAGAATCCAGACGAGCGTACTTATTGTAAAGTTGTTAATTCTACCGATATTGAAAAGTTGTTATCCGCCGAAGTTATCCACGAGCGCGAGAAGATGAAGCGTGAGAATCCAGAGCTATACGAGCATGTCTGGCTAGGGCAACCGCTAACGGCTAATACTGGCTCTGTATTCGGTAAACAACTGGCTAAAGCACGAGAGGATGGCAGAATAACTAAAGTGCCATGTGATGACGCTCTTGGCGTTTATACGGCTTGGGATTTAGGGATTGGTGATGCAACTGCCATTTGGTTCTTTCAAACTACCATAGGTGGCGAGATACACTTCATAGATCATTATGAATCATCGGGCGAGGACTTAGGACATTACATATCGGTTATCAACAATAAAGGCTACCAATACAATAAGCACTTCCTACCACACGATGCAAACTCAAGAGAATTGCAGACTAACATGACAAGGGTGGATTTCTTCCGTAATCGTGGCATAAACAACGTAGAGGTGCTACGTCCTACAAGATTTACATTAGGGCAAGATGACATCAGCCTAGTGGCTCGTCCTAAGTTCAGTAAATGCTGGTTTGACGAGGAAAAGTGCAAGCGTGGGCTGGAATGTCTAAGGGCTTTCCACTACGACTATGACGATAAGAATAAACTATTAAAAGACAAGCCAAAACACGACTGGAGTTCACACAGCTCAGATGCCTTCATTTATGCACTCATAGCCGAAACTGAGCAGGTAGAGGTTCAGAGCAACTTTACCTTCAAAACCTTTGTGCCGGATGTCTTTAGTGGCGAACAGACAACTGGATTTTGACAGCTAAAATGGGTGTGCTATAATGAAACTAAATAGGCGATGCGTAAGGCTAACCGCAAATGGCTGAACGCAAAAAAACAGATAAGAACCCAACCCTCAAGAAATACCTTGAGATGTTCAATAACTCTTGGCTTTATGCCTCACAAAATTACCATGCTAGGTGGGATAAGAACTGGAAACTATACCATAACATCCGCGTTAAACGCTCCCATAATGGGGTTGTTAAGACTTTTGTGCCAATGGTGAATTCATCAGTTAACACTATTGTCGCAGCACTCTATAACACCAACCCTAGTGTGAAATACTTACCAAACCATCCTAACCAAGATGCTGATACAGCAGTCCTAAACGAAATCTATGATGACTTCGCTCGTAAAGATGGCTGGGTGCAAAAGAATAAAATCAACGGTAAACAATGCATCATTACCGGCAACTGTATGTGCTACTACGAATGGCGAAACGATAAAGACGGTGGTTTCGTGCATAAAGAACCGGTGCCAATTCGGGATGCGATTATTGATCCGCAAGCTCACGGCTATGCAGACTGGAGATATGTTGGGCGCAGATACTTTGCAGACTTAAAGGCTCTTAAAAAGGAAGTTATCTGGGATGCCGAGAAAGGCAAGAACGTTAAACGCTTCAAGAACCTAGAACAGGTTACTACTGGTAGCTCTGAAATGACTGCTTATGAATCCGACAAAGTCCGCAAGGATCAGAATATCGGCTCGGTAGCACCAGACGATAACGACACGGTTGAATGTATCGAAATCTGGACTAAAAAGACGGTGGTAGTTATTGCCAATAGAACCGTTATCATAGAGGAAAAAGAGAACCCATACTATACACTTGAAAAGGCTGCTTTTGAACGCAGGAAAGCCGAACACGAGCTTGCTCTATTTGAGTTCCAACAGATAAGCCAAGAATGGAATACTAACCGCACAGCACAGCTCACTACTGCTGGTGTTGATTTGGGCGAATTCCCAATCCCAGAGCCAACCTTTGACGAGGAATTTGACGAAAACAACGCAGGCTTCTTGCCGTTTGCTCATGGTAGAGACTATGAAGATATTTCACTAGTCTATGGCGATTCAGATGTAGATATTATCGCAGACCAGCAGGAACTCTTAAACGACATTACAGAGCTTAACATTGAGGCTATTCTTTACCAGTTATACCCAGAAAAGACACTAGACCCGAAATTCTCAACTTGGGCTAATGACTTATCACCACGTCCGGGCAAAGTTTACCCATTACCATCAGGAGCCATGATTTGGAACCAACCGCCAGTCATCCCTGCCAATGCCTTTAATGAGAGACTAAACATCAAGTCTGAAATCCGTGAGGCTATTGCCGTTTCAGAGGTTACCAAAGGGGTTTCAACTGCTGACACTATTACCGCAACCGAAATCAAAGCACAGGTTGGCAATGCCGACCAGCGCATCACCGAGAAAGCACAAACCTTGGCTAATGACTTCTTCTTCCAAGAGGCTAAAATCGTGCTTAAACTCTTGCAACTCTACGCACCAGAAGATTTGTATGTCCGCACGGTTGAGGATGCGAATGTAAAGTTTGAGAAAGTTGATATGTCTCGCTTTATGGGTGAATATACGCCAATGGTTACCCTAGACATTCAGAAACGCTACGAGGAAGCCCAACAACAGCAAGCCTATATTCAGGCTTATCAGATGATTATTGCTGATGCAACTAACAACTTGCAGGCTGCTAAACAAATCCTCTACAAGAAGATGATGCCGAGCTTGACAGACGACGAAATTGAGCAGATTATCACACCAGAAACACAAGCGCAAACAATGGCTATGCCTCAAGGTGCAGAACAATTAAACGGTATGTTGCCAGAAGGAGCTTATAATGCAACCCAAACAATGGAGTAAAGAAGAATTAGCTAACTGGAAAGCCTTTTGGGAGAGCGACATGGGGAAAATCGCTATTTCGAAAATAAAAGAGCTTGGAGAGGCTTTTGGCTATGCAAGCTTACAAACTACCAAGACTGACGAAATCGTGGCTTATACGGGCAGGAGAGCCGGAATAGAGGCTGTTTTAGCAGACATTCAGACTGGAATTCAATTAGCTAACGAAGCGAATAAAGAAAAGGAGGCAGAACAACCAACTGACGAAAACAAATAGGTTGTGGGAGCTACTTAGGTAGCCACCACTCCGGCACTTCTAAATATCAATTAAAGCAGCAAGGGCTGCCGCATCGCCAATGTGGGAAGTGCTGGACTGGTGGGGACTTAAAACCCTCACAACTACGACAACTTAACAATTAAAAAGGAGATGTTTCAATGGATGAAACTGTAACCGAACAAGCTTTATTTGACGAGGCAGATTTTGCGGATGCTGAGGAGAATGAAGCCAGTCCAGCAGTCGAGGAGTCCAAAGAAAGCTCGGCTAGTCAAGATGAACCAACCGAAGCGCAGGACGATTCGAACGCAAACGAACCACAACCCGGCGATGAGATTGAGGAGTTCTTAGCGAAAAAACATATAGATAAAAGCGATCCGGACGCGCTCCGTAAAGTCGCTGATATGTATAGAAATGCCGAGAAGGAGCTGGGTAGAAACTACCAAGAGAAGGCAAAACTAGAAAGGCAAATTGCGGAAAGCATTAACCCTGTGAGCGAGCCAACACTTAATCAGCAACAGCCAGCTTTGAACCCTGAGGCTACATTGACTAATGCAATGAACTCAAGAATCCAAGCTTTGGAGCGACAAATTGCCGCAGATAGGCAAGTTCAAGCTACTAAAGAATGGAAAGCTGCTAAAAACCTGTCTCCAGAAGCTGAGGCTAAAATGATTGAATTCCTACGGCAACCAATCGTGCAAAACGGGGTTACGCAGAAAGACAATCAAGGACGGCCGCTAACTAGGTATTTCCTAGTAAGTGCCGGAGCTTTAAGCTTAGACGATGTTTACAGGGCTGTTGGTGGCGATAGCATTAAAGCTGAGGCTATTAAACAAGAACTGAAAACAGCGATTGCAAAGGAAGTCGCAGCAAAACAAACTGCCAAGAGTAATCCCCTAGCGACTAACTCAACGCAGTTTACTGATCCAACAAAAAAAGATCCGTTTATTGAAGGATTATTTGAAGATTAAAAACTAAGGAGAATAAAAAATGACTGTTAATTTAGCCACTAAGTATTCTGCCGAGCTTGATCAGCTATGGACTAAACCATCCTATACTGATGCTTGGGTGAATAAAAAGTATCAATTTGACGGAGTAAAAAGCGTAACCGTTTACACTGTTACTTCCGTCGACCCATCCGACTACGATCGCACCTCTACTGGTGATCGCTTCGGCGGCAACAACGAACTCGAAGATACGATTGCAACTTACACACTTACTAAAGACAAAGGTTTCAAAATCGCTATTGACCGCGGAAACTTTGAACAAGGTATGCGTGCAAAACAAGCTGCTAAAGTTATGCGCATCGAGATGAACGAAAAAATCGTTCCAATGATTGATGCTGACCGCTTTGCAACAGCTGCTGCTAAAGCTGAAGCTACCGGACAGGTTATCACCGCTGGCTTAGATGCTTATGAAGATACACTTGATATGGGTGTTTACCTCGATGAAGCCAAAGCTCCACTTGAAGGCCGCGCTCTCTTTGTTACCCCAGAGTTCTACAAAGGCATCAAACTTGCTATTGAAAAGAGCGTTGAAGCTTCTAAATACAATAGCGAACTCGTCGGCAAAGGCTTTGTCGGTGAACTCGATGGCGTGCCTGTTGTCAAAGTTCCATCTAGCTACTTCCCAGCTGGTGTCAAAGCTATCTTGCTACACCGCGATGCTCTACTTGGTGTTCGCCAAATTACTGAAACCCGCATCAAGACTGACTCTGAATTTGTTTCCGGCTCTCTCTTAATCGGCCGTTTCATCTTTGGCTCATTCATCTTGGATGCCAAGAAAAAAGGTGTTGCTATTGTCAAATCTGCGCAATCTAACTAATAGCTAAAACCTAGAGTTAAATGCAACTTACCGCTCTCAAAGGCCACGAGGGCGGTATTTTGTGCTAGTAGTATAATTTATCGTCTAAATGCGAACACAGGGCTTAAAACGGCTCTACGGCGCAAATAGAGGTATATTACACTAGACTGCTATGGTGTATAATTGAATTACGCCTTGCTAGTAAATAGTTATAGGATTAGTAAGGTTTGCTCAAAAACAAAACGGAGCGTTCCAGCACACTTCTAGGACGCTCTTTTTGTTGATAGCCTTTAAGTATATTACATTAGACATAACACCCTTTATCCTCGGAAACCTTATTTACGGGATTACATATAAGTTTACGGTTTAGTAGGAGTGTTCTGCTGGTTATCCTGATTCTCAGTCCAGATAGCCTTTACAGCGACATTATTTCAAGCTTCATCCCCTCCAGCGTTCAGCCCCTTGGGGTTTATGATACAGGTTCCTGCAGTTTTCCGAGGACTAGGTTGTGAGTTGTTTCGCACAGAGCCTAGGTTTTAGTTTTTTAACAGCTTGCCCTATTTTATTCTGTCGGGTTCAGTAACGATTGCTATTTCTAACACATAGTGTTATACTTGTTTGTAAGAATAGTTTGTAAACCTAGATATTCTTACTGGAAGCTCGTTAAGGGCTTCCTTTTTTACCTCCTATTAATGTTCTGCCTCAATTATACCATAGTTTGTGTGTGCTATAATTAAACAAATGGCGGTGTGTTATAGGACAACCTATGAAGCATTGTAAAACTTACAAGGGGGGACTATGAGAGGGCTTAGGCCATACACATTAGAACCTCTAAATCGTGGTTGTGTGCAGAAGATTGTCGTCAATTTCCGGCAGAATGGCAACTGGATAGATAAAACCAATAAGAAGCTTTATCTAACAGCCAAAACCAAGCCTTGGGATGATGACGCGGACGATTCTGATGCCGTTTTCAAAGTGATTGGCACTACGCCGGTTGCAGATGAGAAAGGCAGAGTAGAATTTGCACTAACTGAACAACAAACTTATCTGGATCCGAAAACGCTTTATTTTTGCGACATTGTAGAAACCGATTCGGACGGTACTAGCAATGCAAATAGGGTGTTTATCGGGCAATTTAACATCATCGGTGGTGCAAATAATGCACAAGCCGGTGGGCAATAAAGAAAGGACAATAAATGGATTACGGATTACCAGACGCTCCGGCAAGCGACAAAGAGATTTACCTCGCTAACATCGCTGGGCAAGATGAATTCCCACTACCAGAGAAACCAGCTTCAAGAGAAGAACAATACCTCGATTACATCGCCAAGAACGGTGGCGGTGGCGGTGGTGGCACTACCGATTACAACCAACTTACTAACAAGCCTAAAATCAACGGCGTAACCTTGCAAGGCAATAAATCTGCAAGCGACTTATCACTCGCTGGGCTTGATGCCAACACCTTCACCCAAACGCAAAAGGTGAACTCTGCCGCTTATGCCGGTATGAAACTCCAAGACGGTTCAGACCCATCCACAATCTTTACCGACTTCGGCAAGACTGGTATGTATATCAGCGATGGCGATGGTGTGGTAACACTTGCTTACAAGAATATCGCTAACAAGACTGAACTCGCTGGTAAGCAGGACACTTTGACTGCTGGGCAGAATATCTCGATTATCGATAATGTGATTAGCGCGACAGGCTCTGGTGGCACGACTGACTATACTGCTCTGACTAATAAACCACAAATCGCTGGCATCACTTTAACTGGCAATAAATCCCTTGCAGACTTAGGAATCCAAGCACTAGGCGACACAGAAACCTATACAGTAGCTACCACAGACTGGACTGCTCTTGCAAGTGCTACTCCATATACCTATTCTGCGACAGTTACGGCAACCCACACCATCGGCAATAATACAATCGTGGAACTCTACAACGACAACCCTGTGTTATTCGCTGCTAACGGCTTCGCTGTCGGCTCTGTATCTGGACAGTCGGTAGTGCTTTATTCAATCGGTATCCCATCTGCTAGCGTATCATTAAAAGTTAACTACAAAGGATAAAAGATTATGGCAATAATTAAAAATCCAACAACAGTCATCACGGGTGGCGGAGGCGGAATCACGCCAGAGTTTCTAGGCTGTGAATCGCAAGCCGAAGCCGAGTATCTTGAAGATATTATGAGCGAAGATATATTACAATTAACTTATAAAGGAGAACTAGAATGGGTTTAATTACAAAACTCAACAACATCGCTACGGCGATTTCAAATAAAACTGGGCAACCAGCTTCTGAATATACGCTAGACAATATGCCGACGGCTATTGGAGCGATTCAGACATCGTTCCCAGCACCAACAACAACAGACAAGCCAGTCAGGTTTATTGACTATGATGGCACGATTGTATCGGAAATGACTTATGAGCAGGCTGCTGCCTTAACATCACTTCCAGAAGGCCCAACTCACACAGGGTTGACATTCACCAACTGGACTTCAACATTAGAAGCAGTCAAATCCGTAACTTCGCCAAATCGTCTTGATGTCGGTGCGATTTATGAAGATGCAACATCACATGACAACGCAACAGTTATGACCGTCTGCCCTCAAAAGGCTACTACTGCTGGCACAATTACCTTGAACTTTAACCAATCAGTTGCTAATGGAGTAACGATTGACTGGGGTGATGGCTCGGCAACTGAAACTGTGGCAGGAACTGGCAATGTAACCGCTACTCACGCTTACTCTGGAACTTTGGCAGAGGATTATGATATTTCGCTCGCTCCTGCTAGTGGGTGCCAGTTAACGCTCGGTGGTGGGACTTCATCAACCGCTCTTATGGGCAATTCATACTATGCTTTGAAAAGTATTAGAGTTGGCAATGCGACATTATCTCAACGATGCTTCTACCAGTATTACTCGCTAACAGAGGCTATTTTATCAACACATATTGGGGAAACTTTACCTGACTATGCTTTCCAGAACTGCTCCGCACTAGCCTCAATAGTAATTCCTAACTCAGTAACTAATATTGGTAGCTATGCTTTCCA